GTGGACATCTCATCATCGTTCATAGCATCAAGTGTTGAGTGTTGTACTTCTTTCTTCTCAATCAAAAACCCTAACAACTGCGACTTCAACCTTATCGCATTGACTGCTGCTGAATACTGCTTCTTGCCACAAGCCTCAGCATACACTTTGTCAAGCTTTTCAACCTCTTGTGACACAGATTCACTTGTCAAGCGCCTAGCATCAACCCGCAATCTATCTATGTATTGGATAAGTTTATCCTTCTTTAAGTTGCGGGCAGCTTGTACGTGAGCTGAAGTTTCAGAATAACCTGCTTCAACAGCAGCGTTTCTCTTACCTTTTCCTGCAGCTATACCCTCACAGAACTTCTTTTCCATGTGGGTTAAGGTTGCTTCATTTGTTTGATGTAATTGGTCTATAGTTATCGCCATATTTATCCTACTATAACGATTATTTCAACAAAGTAAATTAAAGATTACAAGCCTTAATTATATCTTTCTCAGTAAAGTAATGATCGTGAAATTCTTTATCTTTGATAGTTAAATGAAAATAACTTCCTAATTTACTATCCGATTCAGAAGTCCACTCTCCTACTTCTTTTCCTTTATACCAAATCGTACCTTCATCTCCGTAAGGATGCATACTTGTGGTATGATCCTCATCTTTTATAACTTTTCCTTTTTCATCTTTATAAATAAGCATTAAGTTCTCCTTTCTATTTAATAGTGATTTCTACTTCTTTAACTTCTATCTTGCGTGCTGTATTAGAAGTGATAAAGTCTGCTTTTTCTTTCGCTTCTTCTAATGTTTTCGAAAGAATGTAATCAGTGGTTTCGTAATTCGCTTCGCTAGGCATGTATGCGAATTTTGTGATTGGATCGGAATGAAAGAAATCGCTATGTTGTTCTTCTTGGCGTTCTATGTCTATTATTGCGTAAGCTTTAAGTTTCATTTAGTTCTCCTTTTTATTATTTACTGGCCAATCATCTGGTATAGGCCTTTGCTTTTTTTCTTGTCTTTCTTTTTCTTCGTGTTTTTCTAACTGTTTAGATTGGTCAATTATTATATCTATTAATTCATCAGTTTTTAATAGTTCTAAATCTTCTTTTAATTTTTTATCTGCCATAAGTTCTCCTTTCTATATTTATTTATAATTATAAATTATAGAAAGAAGAACAATATTAAACAACTATCGTTTTATTTGTGCGTCCACACTTTGAATGTTAGCTTTTATTTGTTTCTGTAACTCTCTATGCATATTATCTATATGCTCCATAGCTTTATATCTCTTTCCAGCATGATCGCTATCATTTTTCTCTCTATGGATAAGAGCATCAGCAAGTATTATATCAAAACCTTCAGCAGTAAAGTAAACATCGTAACCTCTATAAATAGCCCGATGAGTAATTACTCTTAAACCATATTTAGTTAAGTCTTGAGGTTTTTCGTTATAATCAGCCTTATAGATGATATAGTTTTTTCCAAAGCCTTCAATATACTTTTTCAACTCTTCATCTGTAACACTCCCTTCTTCGTTCCTTGTTTCTTCTCGTTGTAACCAAGATAAAGCTACAACATCAGAGATACTATTTTTCGGCATTTAAGCCCTCCATTCTAGCCGGTATCACGACTTCGTTATCACATTTTTTACAACATACTCCACTCTCTTTTACTGGTTGTGGGTTAGCCCCAAACTCAGTAAAAGTTTTATTACATATAACACAAGTCTTTTCGTCAAGATTGATTTTATTCTCTTTACAGAATTTATCAATCAATTCTTCTATAGACCAAGGACTTATATCATCTTCACGAGCCATACGAGATAACATTGAACTATCTCCCCAACTCCCTTCCATGTAATCAGTTTGATATTTAATATCCTTAAACAACTCTTTAAGTTTATCTATATCCATAACTTTCTCCTTTTTATTAATTTAACTTAATTTTAAAATATAAAGAGTAAAAATCAAGTTAAACAATATTATTCTTTTCTTGCAACGTATTTAGACCACATCTCGTATATATTACCTTTATCCAATAACTTTTCATTATCAAAATCGACATGCCAGATTTTTACCATTAGATCATTATTTTGAAACCATACATCATAACGATATGATAAATCACCATGCCTATGTGGTCCTTCAGTTAACCTTGCTCCACCACGTTTTCCATCTTTGGCAGTACAACAAAAAGCTGCAGCATATTCGTCAGCTTCAAATCGTGGAAATTCCCAAGCAGATTTTCTTGCTTTACTAATCATTTTTAAAGCATTCGAAGGATAGCCATCATAATGATAATAAACACTATATGCACTTTCTTTGTCTCTAAATGTATAACATGCTCTAGTGCTCATGGTCTCGCTATAAATATGTAACAAACTATTATACCTGAAATAATTGTAAATAAATTTAGTAGTTCAATCATATTTCTCCTTTCTGAGTTGTGGTAGACTATTAGTGAATTCGAAATTCTGCTAGTGAGTTAATACCACAACTCCGTCCTTTCGGTTATCAGATTATAGGGTCATCTCACGAGCTTTCGTGCCGGCACCTATAATCCTTTAGCAGTAGATACCTGGCAGAACTCCTCTAGGGTTTTATACTGGC